CACCCCCGGCAAGATGCCGCTGATCTCAGGCGTGGCACCGGCCGACGTGATCGAGGCGTGCAAACGGCACGACGACCCGGCGCACGCGATCGGCGAGCTATGCGGCCTGGTCGAGCTAGCTGACCGGGTGAGGCTCTGATGGCCAGCGAGCCCATGAAGCCGTCCGTCCCCGCCGAAGCCGATGGAGCTGCCCCGAAGTGCGGCGGCAAGAACCGCAAGGGCGCCCCGTGCGGCAACGCCCCCGGCTACAAGACGGACCACCCCGGGTCCGGCAACTGCACGTTCCATGGCGGATCGAGCCCGAACGGCAAGAAGCACGCGACAGACCAGGCCGCACGCAAGGCTGTCGAGACCTATGGCCTGCCCCGTGACATCTCCCCGACCGAGGCCCTCCTCGAAGAGGTCCGCTACTCAGCCGGCCACGTCGCGTGGCTGCGGGAAAAGGTCCGCGAGATCGAGGACAAGGACCTCGTCTGGGGCATGACGGAGCAGGCCGACATCCAGGCGAGCGAGTTCGGCGGCATCAACACCACCTTCGGCGCGAAGGCGAACGTGTGGCTGGAGTTGTACTACCGGGAACGCAAGCACCTGGTGGACGTGACGAAGGCCGCGATCTCGGCGGGGATCGAGGAACGGCGCGTCAAGCTGGCCGAAGCGCAGGGCCAGATCGTCGCCGAGGTGTTCCGCCGCGTCTTCGCCCGGATGGACCTCACAGCAGAGCAGTCCGCCGCGGCGCCCCTGATCGTGTCGGAGGAACTGCGGCGCGCGGCCGCGCAGGCGGGACTGAACTAGGCCGGGAGCCGCGGTGAGCGTTGCGTGGCTGGAGGCCGCGGCGGCCGAGTTCGAGCCACGCACCCAGCGCTGGGAGACACCCGGTGCCCTGGCCCGGGCGATCGACCCCACGACGGTGCAGACACCCGCGCTCGACTTGATAGACGAGGCGCTGGTCTGGGCCTACACCACGCGCGGTGCGCGGCTGATCATCTCCATGCCGCCTCAGGAAGGGAAGACGAGCCGCGTAACGAAGGCCGGCTCGCTGTGGGCACTGACCGACAACCCTGACCTGCGTCTCGGCATCGCCTCCTACGCCCAGGCTCTGGCCGAGGGCTTCGGCCGCGAGATCCGCAACACGATCAGCAGCTACGACGGCACCGAGCAGACACTAGACATCGGCCTGCGGATCGCCCGCGATTACGGCTCCGCGAAACGGTGGCAGCTCGCAGGCCACCGCGGCGGGGTCATATGCGTCGGGATCGGTTCCGGACTCACGGGCCGCGCGCTCGAAGCGCTCACCATCGACGATCCCTTTGCTGACGCCGAGCAGGCCGGATCGGCCTACTACCGTGATCGCGTCTGGGACTGGTGGCAATCCGTTGGCGCTCCTCGCCTGGCTCCCGGCGCGCCCGCGATCCTGGTAAACACCAGGTGGCATGAAAACGATCTTGCCGGACGGCTGCTGGAAGCCGAGGGCGGCCACCGCTGGCGAGTGATCAACATCCCGGCGCTGGCCGACCACGACCCGGAGAAGAACCAGTCCGACCCGCTCGGCCGCAACCCGGGGGAGTGGCTGCAGTCAGCCCGCGGCCGGACGAACGCGGATTGGGAGCAGATCCGGATCCAGGCCGGGTCCCGTGTGTTCGCCGCCCTGTACCAGGGCCGCCCGAGTCCTGATCAGGGGAACGTGTGGCTGCGGCAATGGTGGCGCCGCTATCAGGTGCCGTTGTGGTCGCAGCACCCTGATGTGGCGGACGCTTACCGGGTCCACGAGTGCGACGAGATGGTCATGTCGTGGGACATGGCGTTCAAGGACACCAAGTCCAGCGACTACGTGGTCGGTCAGGTGTGGGCGCGCCGCGGCGCTGACGTGTTCCTCCTCGACCAGGTGCACAAGCGGCTGTCGTTCACGGACACGCTGGTCGCGTTCAGGGCGATGGTGGCCCGCTGGCCGCAGGCAACGGCCAAGTACGTTGAGGACAAGGCCAACGGCAGCGCGGTCATCTCAACGCTGAAAAGCAAGATCCCCGGTATTGTCCCGGTCAATCCGACTGACAGTAAGTACGGGCGGGCAACGGCTGTGGCGCCGTTTGTTGAGGCGGGGAACGTGTTCCTGCCGGCCGGGGAGATCGCCTTGTTCGACGCCGAGTCGCTGATCGATGAGGCGGCCGGTTTCCCGAACGCCGCCCACGATGACCAGGTGGACGCCACCTCCCAGGCACTGGCGGAGATGCTTCTGGACGGGACCGGGGCGCAGGCATGGATCGCGTGGGCGCGCAGGAAAGCCGAGGCCGCCGCGGGCATCCCGCCACCGGAACAGCCCCCGGCCCCGGCCGCTGCGCCGGCGCCATCCTTCAGCGCCGAGCAGGCCGCGGCCGCGCACGCCCTTATCGCCGCTGGTGCGGTCACCCCCGGCAGCGAGCCGGGAACCTGGCGGGTGAGGAGCAGCGACGGCCAGCGGGACTACGTGGTCGCCGCGGACGGCCGCTGCCCGTGTCCTGCCGGGATGCACGGCCGCCCCTGCAAGCATTCGCTGGCCGTGCGCCTCATGGCCGCGGGGACGGTACCCGCGCCAGCGCCCGCCCTGGTGACTCCCGCCGACCATGCTGCAGCACGCAAGGCCGCCCGTGACGCGGCGTTCCGGGCACAGCGGGGCAACTGGTAACGACCGCCATCCAGGGCAGGAGCAAGACGTGGCAGACGAGCAGGCCCCGGCGGTATTCGAGTTCGACGGCGCGTGGCCCTTCACCGGGACCATCGTCGTCAACGGCTGCCGGCTCACCACCGTCTCATCGTGGCATGTGCAGGCCGCACCTGACGGGATCCCCGTCGTCACGCTCACCCTCGTCGGCGCCGGGGCGCTGAAGCTGATCCTGTCCTCCGGCGCGGCCCGCGCCCAGGTCTCCGACGAGACACGCGAGGCGCTGATCTCGCTGGGCTGGACCCCTCCTGGCAAGTGAGATTAACCCGGCACGGCAGGAGGCGGCTTCGTGTCTGTCCGCTCCCGCATAGCCGCGCCCGTCGAGGTCACGAAGGTGTTCGGCCCCGGCGTGCCCGAGTCGTTCGTGCAGGGCGAGCAGGCCTCGCAGATGACCCCGGCGAGCCCGTTCTCACCAGGGACGCCGATCGGGCCCTACGACGGGTACGACCGCGTTCCGAGATCACGCGATTTCGTCCCCGGCACCAACATCGCGACGAGGCCGAGGGCTCACGAGCGCATCTCGTTCGAGACGCTCAAGGGCCTGGTCGAAAACTACGACGTCGCCAAGATCGCGATCCGCCACAGGATCGCCTCTATCCGCTCCATGGACTATAAGCTGATCGCCGCCGAAGGCTACGCCGGCGATGTCACCGATGCCATTCCTCTCGGCAAGGCGGCGCTGGCACGGCCTGACCGGAAAACATTGTTCAAGCCGTGGCTGGCTAAATGGGTCCGGGACATCCTGTCCTATGACGCCGGGACGCTCTACCGGATGCGCAACCGGGGCGGCCGGTGCATCGGCCTGAAGGTCGTCGACGGAACGATGATCGCCCCGATGCTCGATTACTGGGGCGATTCCCCCGATCCGCCTGCTGAGGCGTATGTCCAGTACGTCAACGGCCTGCCGTGGAACTGGCTGACCCGCAACGACATCATCTACGAGCCGTACGACCCGCAGGCGGACTCGATTTACGGCAAGGCGCCGCTGGAAGACATCCTGCTGAACGCGAATACCGATATCCGCTTTCAGCTCTACTTTTTGCAGCGCTTTACTGAAGGAAATATCCCGGAGGCATTTGCCAGCGCGCCGGAATCGTGGGGGCCGGAGCAGATCGAGACGTTCCAGGAATACTGGGATGCCTTCATGCTCGGTGACCAGTCCAGGAAGAACCAGATCCGCTGGATTCCGGGCGGAAGCTCATTCGCATGGTCCAATGAGAAGGAATTCACTGACACCTTCTCGCTGTTTCTCATGCGGAAGACCTGCGCGGCCTTTTCCGTGGTCCCGACCGACCTGGGATTCACCGAGAATGCCAACCTCGCCTCCGGTGAGTCGCAGGCCGACGTGCAGCACCGGGTCGGGGACCTGCCGCTCGCCCATCACATCCAGGACATCCTGTCCAGCTTCCTGCAGGACGACCTCGGGCTGCCGCTGCAGTTCGCGTTCGACCTCGGCGAGGAGCAGGACGACCGGCTCAACCAGGCTAACGCTGACCAGGTGTACATCCAGAACGGCGTCATCGGCGCGTCGGAGATCCGGGAGATGCGGTTCGGGCTGCCCGAGCCGGAAGGCCAGCAGGTCCCGCGGTTCATCTTCACGACCCGTTCGGGCCCGGTCCCGCTGTCCGCCCTGCTCGCCGTCGCCGGGCCGGTCGACCCGGAGAACGCGGCACCGGATCCGGACCAGCCGCTGCCGGAGAAGGCGTTCACCGAGATCCAGGGTGTCATCACCAACCCGGCGATGCTGGACGCGCCGCTGGCCGGGCAGGAGTTCGGGCCGGCGGCGATCCCGCCCGCACCGCCCATGCAGGCACCGGGGGAGCTCGTCCCGGCGCCGGTCGCCAAGGAAGGCGAAGGCGGGACGCCCACGGCGGGGATCACCAGCGAGACGGGGCTGTTCGGCTACGACCTGGCTGGCGGCGACGACGAGGACGAGCCCAAGGTCATCACCTTGCACTACGTCACCGTCGAAGACGACCGCGAGGCGAAGGTCACCAAAGAGATGGCCGTGTTCCGGAACTTCCGCAGGAAGCGGCGGCAGGCCGGCCAGTGGCACGACTTCGGATTCCGTGCCGTCGATGCGGTGACCGCGCACAACCTGAACGACGGCGGCAGGCTCACGGTACGCAAGGCCGCGGGAGAGATCGCCGTCGCAGGCCTCGCCGTCCTCGCCGCTGACACGGGCCGCGTGCTCATGCTCCAGCGGGCCCTGTGCGATGACGACCCAGCAGCGGGCACCTGGGAGTTCCCCGGAGGCCACATCGAGCAAGGCGAGTCCGCGCTAGTCGGCGCTTGGCGCGAGTGGAGCGAGGAATCCGGCGCGATCCCGCCCCCGGGCGTGCAGACCGGATCGTGGGTCAGTCCCAGTGGTGTCTACCAGGGCATCGTCTGGACCGTCGAGACCGAGGCCTCTGTGCCGGTGCGGTGCGACACGTTCGTCGCCAATCCCGATGACCCTGACGGAGACCAGCCGGAAGCAATCGCCTGGTGGGATCCGGCGACACTGCCTGGTAATCCGGTCGTGCGTCCCGAGCTGCAGGCCGACATCGACGCCGTAATGGCTGCTCTCGGCTGCACAGACGATGACTGCTGCGGAGCGGACTGCTGCACCGGCGGGTGCTGTGACGGCTCGGGCGGATGCGGATGCGGGACGCTAGTTGACGACTCGGCCCCGATAGTTGATGAGGTCGCCAAGGCAGCTGATGCGGACCCAAAAGCGCGAACGTGGCCGGGCTGGAAGCTTAACGGCCCGGCTGTCGCCTACTGGGCACCAAAGGTCACCGCCGCGGTCGCGCTGCCCGCATCGCGGCTGAACGACCTTGCCTCCGGCTACCTCGCCGCGAACCCCGCACCGTCACCGGACGCACCGCCGCAGAAGCGGGAACGCAACGCCGCCGCGGCGGCATGGCTGACGACGCAAGGTGTCAGCTTCCCGCTCGGCGGCATCGCCAGCGGCATCGTGACAGACGGATACCTGATCGGCACGGTGTCCGCCACGTCCCTGGTGACCGGGGAACCCGCAGCGACGGGCGACTGGAAGCCGGGCGCTGCGGATGCGGGGCGCCTCGCCGCTCTCGGTGCCGCAGTACCCGCCACGGCAGCCGGCGACGCCGCTGATGACATGACCGGCGCTTACCTGGCGGAGATGGGCCGGTCCCTGGCTGACAGCCAGGACGCGGGACTCACCGCTGCTGCGGCCGGTGCGGCGCTCGGCGCGGTGGTGACGGACAGCACGCTCGCCGCGGGCATCGTGCTTGAGCGGGTTGTCACGGCATCGGCAGCAGGTGCAGTCATCTGCTACGGAGCACGGGGCATCGACCAGGTTGACATCCTGAACGGGCCGAACCCGTGCAGTGTGTGCGCCGGGCTGGCGGCCAGCAACCCGCACGCGCCCGGCCTCGTCCCTGTTCATCCTCGCTGCGAGTGCGCAGAAGCGCCACACCGGCAGTAAGCCCCTTATCCTGCCAGCCCAACCCTGGGCATGTAGATTCGGACACGTCGACTCCAATCCAGTCGGCCGGCCCCGGGGTGTTAGCGCACCGCCGGGGCGCTCGCGTGTGCGTTCGATTCTATCGCGATTGACTGCTAAGAGGGGCGTGATGTGCCATGCCTGAAGAGCAGCGGTTTTTGCTCGGAATCGCTTATCAGGCTGGTGCGGATCCGCGTATTCAAAAGGGTGCGGATGGCGGCCGTGACTATTTCACCGCCGAAGAACTGGAGAAAGCGTGTCATAGCTATCTCCTCAATGGCCCCCGTGTCGGCATGTTCCACGTAGACGGAACTGACCAGGGCGGCGGCGCGGCGCAGGTAGTCGAAAGCTACATCTACCGCAACGATGAGCCATGGGATCTCGGTGACGGGCTCGTCGTGCGGAAGGGTGACTGGGTTCTCGGGGCGGTCTTGTCACCGAAAGCATGGGACCTGTACAAGGCAGGGAAGCTGAACGGCTGGTCGCCGCAGGGCTCAGCTAGGCGGCGGCGCGTCCGCCCGGTGACGTGACCACGGTCAGCGGGATCAGCGGACGGCTGCCCTCGGGACGCTCCGAAGGTGGGACGTCCAGCAGGAAAGAGCACTGGCCGTACAGCCTCGACGTATCGGGCTCGCGCCCGTACCACGGGTACCCGCTGCACATCGCGGGCCGGTGGTCGTAGGCACGGCAGGCCATGTGCTCGCGATCGTAGAACCGGCAATCCAGCTCGATGTGGCCATCGGCGGCTCTCGCAGGCCGCATGTTCGCGGCGATGAACACGCGGTTGGCCCACTGCTCGGGCGCTAGCTCATGCTCGTCCGGGCTGTACCGCCGGGCGT